CAGCTGTGGGTCTCGGTGGTCGTGAACAAGCGTGCCCGCGCCACCGCCCGGCTGCCGCTCAAGGTGTACCTGCGTGACGACATGAACCGCCCCGAGGCGGTCGGCTCGCCGTACCGGGACCTGCTCCTCAAGCCGTCGAGCAAGCTCAACCGCTTCGCCTTCTGGGAGTGGGTGAAGGCCACCGAGGACATCTACGGCGAGGCCTTCCTCGCCAAGATCCGGGACCGCGGCGGCCGACCGATCGAGCTCGTGCCGCTCCACCCGACGGCCATGCACCTCGATGACGTGGAGCCTGGCGCCGAGCAGACGTGGACCTTCCGCAACGGCAAGGTCGAGGTGGCCGGCATCCGCCGCTCCGACCTCGTGATCTTCAAGAGCTACAACCCCGACTCGCTCCTCCGGGGGTTGTCCCCGCTGGAGCCGCTGCGCCGCACGCTCGAGTTCGAGGACGCCGCCCAGCGGGCGCAGTCTTCGTTCTGGCGACGAGGCGCTCGCCCGGGCGTCGCCCTCACCCACCCCGGCCAGCTCTCGGACGTCGCCGCCGACCGCCTCAAGCTCCGATGGGACCAGATCGCCGCCGGTGCCGACAACACCGGCGCGACTGTGGTGCTCGAGGAGGGGCTCAAGCCCGAGCTGCTCACCATCGACGCCAAGGACGCCGAGTACATCGACTCGCGCAAGCTCAACCGCGAGGAGGTGTGCGCCGGCTACGACATGCCGCCGCCGGTCGTGCACATCCTCGACCGGGCGACCTTCTCGAACATCACCGAGCAGATGCGCTCGATGTACCGCGACACCATGGCGCCGCCGCTCAAGAGCATCGAGGAGACCCTCGAGCACGACCTGCGGTCCTCGGTGCGCCCGGGCGCCAACGGCCCGGACTTCGGCGACGACGTCTACGCCGAGTACCTCCTCGACGAGGTGCTGCGCGGCGACTTCGAGGCCCAGGCCGAGGGGTTCCAGAAGGCGATCAACTCTGGCTGGATGACCCCGGCCGAGGTGCGCCGGGCCCGCAACCTGCCGTTCATCGACGGCTCCGACCAGCTCCTCGTCAACTCCACCATCAAGCCGCTCAACGACGGCGCCGCCGGCCTCTCGCCGTCAGACCTGGCCCTCATGCTGCAGAAGATCTACCTGGCCGTGGGCACCGTGATCTCGGTCGACGAGGCCCGGGCGCTCCTCAACGCCGCCGGCGCCGACCTCGGCCCGACCCCCGACCTCGGCACCCCGGCACCGCAGCCCGCCATCGGGCCAGGCGGTGACTCGCCTGCCGCTTCGATGCGCTCGGTGATGGGGCGCCTGTCCCGGGCCGAGTCGCTCGCCGAGGTCGACAGCGACACCCTCACCGCCGGCCTGCCCGCCGACCTGGCCCTCGTGGTCACCACCGCCCTGTTCCTGGCCGCCGCCGCTGGCGAGTCCGTCCCCGAGTTCCGTGACCGCCTCAAGGCGCTCGCAGGAGGTTGACCATGAACCCCGCCCGCTTCGCCGCCCGCCTGGCCGCCATGAAGACCCGCACCGCCGACGCCACTCCGGTGCGCGCCGAGATCCCCACCTCCACCCTCGACGGCACCACCGCGGTGCTCCGCCTCTACGACCCCGTGGACAGCTACGGCGAGTACTGGGGCGTGTCGGCCAAGGAGTTCGCCCAGGCGCTCGACGACCTGCCGAGCAACATCACCGAGATCCGCCTCCACATCAACTCGCCCGGCGGCGACGTGTTCGACGGGGTGGCCATCGTCAACGCCCTGCGCGCCCACAGCGCCCGCGTCGTGGCCGTGGTGGACGGCATCGCTGCTTCGGCCGCCTCGTTCATCGCCGCCTCCGCCGACGAGACGATCATGGCGCCCAACAGCGAGCTGATGATCCACGACGCCTGGGGCCTCTGCGTCGGCAACGCCGCCGAGATGACCGCCATGGCCGAGATGCTCAACCACATCTCCGACAACATCGCCTCGATCTACGCGGCCAAAGCCGGCGGCACCTCCGCCGACTGGCGCGAGGCCATGGCCAAGGAGTCCTGGTACTCCGCCGAGGAAGCCGTGGCCGCCGGCCTGGCCGACAGCGTGCAGGAGCTAGCCGACCCCGCCGGGCCGCAGAACCGCCACGACCTCTCGATCTTCACCTACGCCGGGCGCTCCGCAGCGCCGGCCCCCGCCCGCGACCTGCAGCCGACCGGCGCCGTCGCCAACCAGACCACCGACACCACCACCCCCGAGGACCTCGAGGCCGCCGCTCCCGCCGCCGCCTCCCCTCCGGCGCACGGTGCCGTGGCGAAGGCCAAGGCCGCGATGGCCGAGGCCGCCCTGCTGCTCACCAGCTGACCAGCAGATCACCCACAACCGAGGCCGAGCCGCACCTCGCGGCCGACCCCACGCGCCCACAGGAGGGCACCATGGCCAAGACCAAGCGGGAGCAGCTCGAGCAGCTGGTCCACAACATGCAGACGTTCGCCGACGAGTGCGACGCCAAGGACGCCACCTCGGCCGAGGACGTCCAGAAGCTCAACCAGATGGCCGCCGACGTGCAGGAGCTCGTCGCCGCCATCAAGGCCGAGGCCACCGCCTCGGGCACCCTCGACGTCGCCAAGGCGTTCCTGGGCGACCTGGCCGGCGGCTCCGCCGAGCCCGAGCCCGACGCCGCCAAGGTGTCCGCGTCCGGCATCATCAACCCGAAGGGCATGACCCTCGGCCAGGCCGTCACCAACTCGCCGGCCTACGCCGAGTTCCTCGGGCAGTTCAAGGGCGCCGACGGCTCGATCAAGGGCAACGGCATCAAGTCCGCCTCGATCGACTTCCCCGGCTTCCATGGCCCGAAGGCCGCCCTGGTGACCGGCGACTCCGCCACGTCCGGCGGTGCGTTCGTGACCCCGTACCGCTACGGCCCGGTGTCGGACAACGTCGGCGAGCGCCGGCTCACGGTGCGCGACCTGTGCACGAACATCTCCATCCAGTCGGACACCTTCGAGTTCGTCAAGGTGACCGGCAAGACCAACAACGCGGCCACCGTCCCGGAGGCCACCGTCTCCTCGACCCCCGGCCTCAACAACGTGGCCGTCGGCGCCTACGACGCCACCCACGGCGTCAAGCCCGAGTCGGCGATGACGCTGGCCGTGGTGTCCACCCCGGTGGAGACCATCGCCCACCTCATCCCGCTCACCCGGCGCGCCGCCGCTGACGCCCCCCAGGTGCGTCAGCTCATCGACGCCTTCCTGCTCTACGGGCTCAAGGAGGAGGAGGAGGACCAGATCCTCAACGGCAACGGCACCTCGCCGAACCTGTCGGGCATCTTCGACCAGTCGATCTCGACCGTCGGCTCCGCCGGCACCGACCTCGATGCCGTGGTCGACGCGATCCGCACCATCCGTGCCGACCGTCGGGAGCCCACCGCCATGGTGATCCACCCGAACGACTGGTACTCGACCGGGTTCCTGCTCGCCAAGGACACGGCCGGCAACTACCTGATCGGCGACCCCCGGGCGAGCCTCGACGTGCTCAACAGCCTGTGGGGACTCCGCGTGGTCGTCACCCCGGCGCAGACCGAGAACACCCTCCTGGTGGGCGACTTCACGCAGTGCGTGGTCGCCGACCGCGAGCAGTCGACGATCTACGTCTCGGACAGCCACAACGACTGGTTCGCCCGCAACCTGCTCGCCGTGCTGGCCGAGGAGCGCATCGCCGTCGGCGTGCTCGACGAGGACGCCTTCTGCTCGGTCACGGCCGTCTGACCTGACCCCCGGTAGTCGGACCGCTGGGGCCTTCGGGCCCTGGCGGTCTGGCCCAACGTGAGCAAGGAGCCCACATGCCCGCACAAGATTCCCAGGGGCGCTACATCACCGGCCGGCCAGCCGACGTGCCGCCGGCGAACACCACCATGGCCGAGCGGCGTGCTGCTCGGCTCGGCTCGGGCGCCCCCGTGGCGCACGTGGCCGAGGTGGCCGAGGACCCCAAGCCCGAGAAGGCGGTGGCCAAGAAGGCCGCCGTGGCCAAGGGCTGACCCATGGCGTACCTGACCGCGGCCGCTGCGATGGATCGAGACACCCGCCTCGCCGACTTCGCCGCGGCTGCGGTCACGGCGCAGATCGCCGCCTTCAAGGAGATCGCCGAGCCCTACCGGGGCGTGCCGTTCGAGACCACCACCGCCACCGCGGTGAAGGTCCCCGGCCAGCACCACTGCAAGCTCCTGGCCCCCCACGTCAAGCTCATCTCCCTCACGGCCGCCTCGCTCGATGGCACGGCGCTCACCAGCGACGAGCTGGCCGACGTGACCGTGTGGGGCGAGTACGGCATCCTCGAGCGCACCGTCGGATGGTCGGCCACCCAGGTGTCGCTCACCTACACCCACGGCTACGCCACCACGCCGGCCGCCGTCCTCGACGCCTGCACCGAGTACGTGCTCTGCGTCCTGCGGGCCCGGCAGTCGGGCGTGTCGCGCAACACCCTGTCGGAGGCGACCGACGCCGGCACCACCCGCTACTCGACGCCCGACTGGGGCGAGGGCCGCCCCACCGGCTGGCTCGAGGTCGACCGCCTCCTGAACACCCTGCCCGACTACCGGGTCTCGGTCTTCTGATGGCCGACGCGCCGATCTGGGAGGACGTCGTCGACCACCTCGTGGGCGCCCTCGCCGCCTTCGACGGTCTCGCTCAGGTGCAGGTGGTCGAAGGGCTGCCCGGCGACCTGGCGGTGGTCAGCGACGAGCTGATCGCCGTGGACGACGAGGTCACCTCCGAAGCCTCCATGCCGGTGGCCGCCGCCGGCACCAAGCCCTACGACGACGTGTTCGAGGTGCTGCTGCGGATCCGGGTGCGTGGCCGGGCCACGCGCGCCGAGACAAAGACCCGCCTGGCCGAGATCCATGCCGCCATCCACGAGCTGCTCGCCGGCGACCCGTCGCTCGGAGACCTCGACGGCGTGCTGTCGGCGTCGATCGTGCGCCGCAAGCGCCGGGTCTCCAGCACCACCGACGGACCTCTCGGCTACGGCGAGGTCACCCTGTCGATCCACTCCCGCATCACCCCCACCTAGGAGACGCCGCCATGGCCACCGTCCGCAACGCGTCCACCGTGGCGCAGACCATCCCGTCGATCGGCCTGACGGTCCCCGCCGGCGAGACCTTCGAGTGCTCCGCCGAGCTGGCCGCCGAGCTGGTCGAGCGCCCCGACTTCGAGCGCCCGTCGGCGCCCCGCAAGCGCCAGGCCAAGAAGGCCGCAGCCACCAAGAAGGCGGCGCCCAAGAAGACCTCGGCCACCCCGGCCGACACCGAGACCGCCGCCCCGGCGGATGACCTCAAGGAGTCCTGATGGCCGTCCAGGCACATGACGCTCAGATCGGGTTCGCCGAGGA